CACTTGGATGGATTGGTAATGATAATACTTGAGATGCTAAAAGTTTAGCTATTTCACAATCATCTTGAAATCCAAGATTTTTATAAGATTCTTGTGCTGGAATAGTAATTGGATAATACATTTCAGACCCAATTCCTTTTTTACTTAATTCTTCTTTTAATTGATTTCTATCCATACCAAATATTTGAGGAATTATTTTTAGAGTATATTGATGATAAACATGTTCTATATTACCGAGCGACATTGGTAATATCAAACCTGGTACAAGCCCTAAATTTTCATTATAATATATAGCGTTTTCTTGTCTTTTCTTATTAAATTCAGATAATTTTTTTAGTTGACAAATTCCAATTGCAGCTTCGATATCAGTCATTTGATAATTATATCCTAATAATCTGCTATAATATCTATATTCTTGTCCATGATTACGAATCATTTTAACCATTTTAGTTATATGTTCATCGTTAGTAGTAACCATACCACCTTCGCCTGTTACCATATTCTTAGTAGCATAAAATGAAAAACAACCTATACCAAAAGAACCAACTTTTTGATTATTAAATGTAGCCCCATGAGCCTGTGCACAATCTTCTATAAGTCTTAGATTATATTTTTTACAAAGTTTTTCAATTTCAGTCATATTACAAGGTTGACCAAATAAATGCACAATTAATATAGCTTTAGTTTTTGATGTTATTTTATTTTCAACAGCAGGAATAGAAATATTATAGTTATAAAAATCAATATCTACAAATACTGGAGTTGCTCCAGTGAATAATATAGCATCTCCTGTAGAAGAAAAACTAAACGGTGTAGTTATTACTTCATCCCCAATACCAATATTACAAGCAAGTAAAGCACAATGTAAAGCTGCAGTACCAGAACTTACTGCTACAGCATCACTTACTCCTATATAATCTGCAAATTTTTCTTCAAACTCATCTACTTTTTTATTCTTAGCAATAATTCCTGATCTTAAAACTTCCTCCACTGCTTTAATTTCTTCTTCTCCGATAATTGGTTTTGCTATTGGTATCAAATTACAATCCCCTTTCAATATATTTAAAATATATTTCTTCTAATTGATTTGTTGTGTTCTTAATATCAAATTTTTCTTTAAATATATCATAATGATTCAAAGAATTTAATAATAACTCATCATTCAATAATAAATTAGAAATAATATTGATTAATTCTTGATTATTATAATTTTTAGATTTATTATTATCTAATAATGCTTCATATGAAATATCATCTGCTATTAATTTTGAAAAACCATTAGCACCCATACCAAATACAGGAATTTTACAAGCTAATGCTTCTAAAGATGCTCTTCCTATACCTAAAAACAAATCAGCTAAACTTAAATAATCTACAATATTAAATTGTCTTCCAACTATTTGAATATTTAAATTTTCGTTTGACAGATTTTTACTTTTTTGTAGAATATTATTATAATAAATTCCATCACCAACTATAATAACATTTAACCCCTTTATTATATTAGCTATTTCAGGAGAACAATCTAAAAATTGTAGAATTGTTTTTTCTTTATTATCTTCAAATCTACTAACAATAGTTATTGTTTTCCAATCAAAATTTATATTTAAACTATTAGCTAATTCTAAATTTAATTTTGTTGGTTTAAATTTTTCTAAATCTAAACCATTATGAATAACTTCCACTTTTTCAGGAGTTGCACAACATTTATCTAAGATATTTTTTACTTCATTACTTACAGCAATTATTCTAGACACTTTATTAGTTACTTTAAAACCTAATGGAGATCTATCTACTCCATAATCATATGACCCATGCATAGTTATAAAAAATGGAATATTTAACTTTTCAGCAACTTCATATCCCCTAAAAATAGCAGTAAAAGGATGTGAATGAATTATATCTGGATTAAAACCTTCAATATCCTTAAATTTATCTTCAGACCAAAATTTAAATAGAAAATTATTATTCTTATCTTCTATACTTTCTAAAAATTTTGGTATAATAGCATTAGCAGTTAATAAAATTTTATGACCTCTTTTTAATAATTCATTAACTTGAGTTAAAACATGTGTTTCTAAACCACCGCCAGCTTCAAGACGGTCTGCATAGATTAGTATATTCATAATAATTTCCTTTCTAAATTATTTATATTATAGTTTACAGAATAGTATTCTGTAAACTATAATATTTTTATGGCTCATAAATCTCATAAATATCTCTAATATCTTCTTCGTCTTCATCATCTTCGTTATCTTCACTATTATATCCAGTAAGCATACCCAAAAAATAAAATATATTATTACCATGTTCTATTAATAGATCTGCTTTTATATGAATAGGATTATCTTTTTCAGTTTGATTGATTAGAAAGAATGGGTTATCGCTAGTTTCTTCTATTTCATCAAACCAATTTTCTAAAAAACCATTACCAAGATATTCCCAAGCAAAATCGCTATCAAATTCTTGTTCACCAGTATAACATACTTCGCTTACAGCACCACCATCATAACAAAAAGCTAGTCTTTTAAATTTTTTAGTTCCTAATACTTCTGCTACTTTAGCTTGTATCAATGGATTACTACAATATCCACCTAATAATACATATTTTACAGTTTTAATATCCAATATTTTATTGATTTCTTCTATTGAACGTTTTTTAAACAAATAATCTTTATTAATAGACATTAATTTTCCCCCTAATTTTTAGTAAGATTTATCTATTAGATTCTAATAAATCTAAAAGTTCTCCCCATTCATCATCATTTAAAGTAATACCTTTTCCCATTGCTCCTGTTTCTATATTCCATTTTCTTATATCAAGTTTAGCTTCTTTAGCATTTCCCCATTTTATTAAATTGACAACTGTCTGCCAACCTGATTTAGCTTCACCAAGCTTTCCTAATTCTTGAACTATCTCATATTTTAAATCTTTTTTCTCTTTTTTTTCTGACATATGATTTCTCCTTTTAATTTAATAATATATTGCGCTGATGGGTCATATTAATTAACCAAGTTACATAAAAAATTTCATCTATACCATTATTTCTTACTGTTTGAACTAATAACACATTTCCATTAAAATTCTTAATAAAACACATATAATTCATATAAGCACTTATAAATTCAGGATCAATTAAAGTTTTAATTATTAATTCTTCAGTTATTATCTCCATTGGTTTTCTCCTATTTTTGATTACTTCAATTCAATAACCTTATATCCTAAATTAATTTCAATCCATTTCGCTACTAAAAATCTATGACAAAAACCATCTTCATAGCATAATAAAACAGAATCTTTTAAATCCTCATATACTTTTAATGGGTTAAGTTTGTTAAGTACCTCTTTATTGAATCGTTCAGTATATAATTTTTGATCTTTTTTCCATTGATATTCATACCATATATCATGAGTAGGAGCTAACGCTTTATACTCTTCCCCAAGCCAAAAATTTGGGGAATATAAAGCAATAGATACTCCATTATCCCCTTTAAAATTATGGAATCTTGCGGTATACATAATATCCCCCTATTTCTTAATATATTGTCCTGTACCTAAATTTGGTAATTCTCCACAAAAATCATATAAAAACGCATTATTCATTTTAATCAATTTTCTAAAACTAAAATAAGCTTCTTCCCCTAATTCGATAAAATGACCATCATCTGAAGCATTAATTACGAATTCTTCTTCTTTTGTTTCATTAACACTATCAGTTAAAAATTCATTTTCTCGTATTATAACTGCTACATTATTTAAAACAGTTACTTTTTCTGGAAAAGTATTTACTTCAGTAAAAGCTACAATTTTTCTAGATACTGGACTATGATCAGATAATGTTAATTTTAAAATCTTATTCATATTTATTACTCCTTTCAAATATTAAATTATATAATATAAATTTAATTCTTACTTTAAATTCTTTAAGTTATCTTCTCTAAATTTTATCAACCAATTAAAAAATCCGCTATAATCTTTATCATAAACTTTAATAAAATTATATTCAGATTTTTCTAAAGTCTTATCTTTAATTTTTTCAACTTCAATATCTCGTTCTCTATAATGTTTATTATCCGATGCCTTTATCTCAATTAGAAGATTTAGTGAAGATATAAAAACATCTACAAGATAAAAATGTCTTGTTCCATCTTTAGTTTGATAATTAAATATTTGAGGGGCTGGCATCATAATATCTTCTGGGTTACTCCAACCTAAAACATGATCCATAAATTTTAGAAAATCTTTTTCATAAGTTCCAGTATATAAAGTTTTATATGTTCCATTACTCCAAATATATTCCCCAGAAATTTTACGATTTGCTAACATCTTTTTTTGTTGTTCTACATCTCCTAAAAGATGTTCCTTACCATAAGTTTTTACCATATCTTTTAGAAATCTTTCACGATAAATTTCTTTACAATTAGGATTAGGACAAAATCTTTCATATCTTTCTGCTGATTCACACCAAGATGTAGGATTTTTACATATAACACAAGAACCATTATTTTTTTCTAAAAGATAATTATTTCTATAATTAAAATATAGTTGTGCAGCAGTCATATTTTTAGGAATTTGGTAGTTATGTTTTTCTTCAATGTGTTTATACAAATCATTCTTTTCTTTAGATTTATAATCACAAAATATACATTTATAATTAGCCATAAAAATCTCCTTTCTTATTTACAAAATACTCTTTATTATTATGTTTTAATGTTATTTTTTAAATATAAAATAAATAGAAAACATAATGTTAAAATTAAATACAAATTATTTTTAAAATATTGGAGATGATAATAATTAGCGATATATTAGAATCTGAAAAGAAAGAGTATTTATTGGAATTTGATAGTTTTAAACAAAACAAATATGTTGAAGGTTTATATACAACTGCTACTATGATACAGACTTTATTATTAACTGAGCCTGGAACTTATCCAACAAATTCAGAATTAGGTGTAGGTATTGAAAGTTATGAAATGGAATTTGCGGATGAGAAAACTATTATGGAACTTACTTCTAAAATAAATTATCAAATAAAAAAATTTATTACAGATGTAAATATTATTGATATTGTAGTTGAAAAATTACCAAATCAATTAGGAGTACAAAATATTTTAGGTGTTATGGTAAAACTATATGATTCAAACTTTGAAACAAAGAATATTATTTTATTGACAGGACAGTCCATTCAAACACAAAAAACTATATCAAAAATAGTAATATGAGGGGGATATTATGTCTGAAATTATGAACAATCTGCCTGAAGACGTTAGAAAAGATTTTGAAATACCAGCTAATGAAGTTAAAGAAAATCAAAATGTTACTCCTATTGTTGAAAATAATGAAGAAGAATTTGATTTAGAAAAAAGATTACAAGAAAATATAAAAGATATGCAAGATGCTAAATTAGAAGGACAAAATAAATTTAATAATATTCTAGATAAAATTCAAATTGATTTAAACTCTATTGAAATTGTTGAAAAACCTGCATTTGAAAAGCTTAGAGATTTTGAAGCAGTCTTTAAGAAAAAAGCAACTTTTCAAATTGTAGCAGTACAATCAGGATTTTCAGCTCATATGTCTGCTTTAAAAATGCAAGATATTCATAATATTACTAATTCAACATTAGATGCTTACGAACATAAGAAAATTATGTATCAAACAATTCATTCACATATTGAAGATAGCAGCATTGGGAGAATAGGATTTAATGATTGGTTGAAATTAACATCTTATCATGATTTCCCAACTTTCCTGTATGGCATTTATTGCCAGACATATCCTGAAAGTAATGAATTTGAAATAACATGTGGTTCTTGTAAAGAACTAACAAAAATTTCTATGAATAATGAATCTTTAATAGAAACATATAATGAAGGAATAGTTTTAGAAAAAATTAGGGAAATTATTAGTTCTTCTAAAACTCTTGAAGATTTAATAGGTAAATCTCTAGTTCATACTACAACTAGAATATTACTTCCTAATTCTAAATTAATAATAGATATACAAACTCCTTCATTATGGGATCATTTAGAACTTCTAAAAACTGCTAATAATAATGCTATAAAGAATTATGGAGAAACTATAGGACTAGTTTTATTTATTAAAAATATCTATATGATTGATTATCAGTCTACTATGGCGACTGGTAAACCTAAATATTATCCTTTAAATGATAAAAACGAATTTGTAAATGTAGTTCGTGAATTAAGTAAAGATGATGGAAAATTCTTAGAAACTTCTGTAAATGAAAGAATTGAGCGTTATGCTATAACTTATTCAATTCAAAATACTAAATGCTCGAAATGTAATGATAATTTAGGAAGTCTTCCAGTAGACATGGAAACTGCGCTTTTTACCCAACTAAGAAAGGAAGGACTGGTCTAAAATCATTAAGAAGGAGTTATGCTGATAATTTAATCATGTATTTAGAATTATTTGAAGGTAAAATAGGAATTGAAGAACTTATGAGTTTAGAACAACCATTAATTACTGATTTAGCTGAAGCTAAAGAAAGATTTATAGAATCAAAAAGGAAAATGCAAGCTTCATATGAATCAAATAAAGCATCTGCATCAAAACCTAGAACATTTTTTGACAATCAAGGATTCTAATTAATTTTCCTCTGGAGAGTAATATCATATTTTCAGAGGGGGATTAAATAATATGAACACAAATATAGGATACTACAATGAATTGGTAAATTTTAGTGATTCCAGTATTGATAATGGAATTAATTTCTTAAAAAGTTTATACTACTTAAATGATATTATAGAATTTTTATTTATAATAGATGAATTAGAATCATTATTAAATGAAAGAGTTATAATATATTCAATAGATATAAGCCAAATTATAGATAATATTAAATTTGAATTTAATTTCTCTAATAAAAATAATAAAGATGTTATTATAAATATTAAAGACGATACATTTAACATAAAGATTAATAATAAAAAAATTCAAATGTCAAAGAGATAAGTTAATCTTATCTCTTTGATTCTTTTTTAATAATTAAAGTAATTTTAAATAATTAATTATTAAATTTTACATTTACAGGAGGATTTTTAATGGAAACCAATTACACTAGTAATATTATTTATAATGATGAAAGTTTAAATGATTATTCAATAGAAGTAGAAAAGACTTTAGATTTTTTAGCAAGTATTCTTTCTAATACAATTGGCCCTTATGGGTCTACAACTATCATTCAGGATCGTTTAGGTTCTCATGTTATTACTAAAGATGGTTATACTGTATTAAAACAAATTAGATTTAAACAAGATCTTCCAAGAACAATTACTGAAATTGTAATGAATATTAGTAAGAATTTAGTAAGAACTGTTGGTGACGGTTCTACATCTTCGGTAGTATTATCTTCTATATTATATAAAGAATTATCACAATTACTTGTAAAATATAAATTATCTCCTAAAACATTAGTTGATTTACTTAATGCTTCAATACCATTATTTAGAGATATGATACAAAATAATGCTAAAAAAATTGATAACAATTCTCAGGAATTATTAAATGTAGCATATATAGCTACTAATAATGATGAAAATGTAGCCAATTTAATATATGAAATTTATAATAAAATAGGCAATTATGGTTTTATTTCATTAGAACCAGATAGTAGAAATGATTATTATGAAATTTCTTCTGGAATGGAAGTTCCTAGAGGATATACTAATTTTCTTTTTGTAAATCAATTAGAACAGAATTTATGTAAATTTGAAGATCCTTATATATTTATGACTAATGGTTCTTTAACAAAATCTGATTTAGATTTTATTGTTGAATTGACAGGACAAGTATGCTTTAGTTTAAAAAAACCTCTAGTATTTATAGCTAAAAGTTATGATAGTTATGTAAAGACTTTTTTCCATGAAAATAAAGTTAATAATAAAAGTTTGGAATTATGTGCAATAGATATTGCTCTTGAAGATGAAAAATCTTATAATAGATTTAATGATTTAGCATTATTTTTAGGGGCTACCCCTTTAGATACCCTAAATAATGAAAAACTTCCGATATCTAATGGTACAGAAATATTTAAATTTATAGAAAGATTGGGAAAATGTAAATCTTCTGTAATAAGTGTAAGTTCTTCTAAATTTATTGAAGGTTATGGAAATCAAGAAAAAATAGAAGAGCATGTTAAATTTTTAGAGGAAATTTTAAATTCAATGATAGATAAAAATATTCTTTATGATGATAAAATTTATGATTATAAAAAAAGGATTGCTTCTTTATCAAAATCTACTGCAATTATTCATGTAGGTGGAAATACTGAAACCGAAAGAAATACCAGAACATATTTATACGAAGATGCTATTTATGCTTGTGAATCAGCGTTAAACTATGGTGTTAATGTCGGGGGAAATTTAATTTTAGCCAAATTATTAAAAGAATCTGATACTTTTATTAAAATAAAAGAACAATTAATATATATAGTAAATCAATATAATGATTCAGAAGAAATATTAGATAAGTATTTATATGCAATTCAAAATGCAGTTAGAAAAATGTTCATGATAATTTTATGTAATGCGAATATTGAAGAAAATGACGCTAGAGGAATAACTAATAAATGTATTATGGAACCTATTATTTATAATTTACGAGAAGGCAATTATGATACTGAAAATGAAACTAAAATAATAAATTCTTGTGAAACTGATATAGAGATTATTAAAGCATCATTTTCTATAATAGGGTTATTAGTAACAAGTAATCAATTTCTTTCAATAAATTTTGTTGAAAATGTAATTTAAAAATATAATTACGACTATCTTTTAAATATCCTTGATTTAAAAGATAGTCGTTATAATAATCAGAATATATTTAATGAAAAAAATTAAATAAAAAAGAGGGTTTTTAGATGGAACGTAGAATAATAAATTTACAGAAAAATACGGATTCGGAACCAAATTTTACCTTGAAACAATTCCTACAAAACCCTACTGGCAAAAATACATCATATATGTCCAGTAGAGAAAAAATTAAGGAAAATCTCACAGTTAATTATTTAAAGTTATTAAAACAAAATAAGGGGAAATTTGAGACCAAAATATTTAGATTAGAAAAAGACAGATACTTATTTTGGTTTCAAATTCCATCTGAAAAATTTCCTGATTTCTTTTATGACGTTTGTTTAGAATTTACTCTATCTGAAGTTAGGTCTTTATATGATGCTAATATTAAATTTTTTAGTAACAGCCCAAATTTTATGTTTACTTATACTTATGTATTAAACCAAATGAATTTACTTGTTGATTTTTTAAAGACTAAATGTTCAAGTATAGCTTTAAAAGATGCTCCAAATATTAAAAATCCAATTGAAAGTTTTGGGTTTGAAAAGAGTTGTTATTTTGCTGCATTATATATAAAAGATATGAGCCTTTATAAACTTGATACCGTTGAAAAAAACGCATTAAAATTTGACAAAAATCTGTTATTATCTAAAATAAAATCTTCTGAGGAAAAGTTGAAGGAATACAATAAACGTAAAAAAGCAGTACAAAAAGAGAAAAAAACTACGACAAAGAAAGCCACTGTAGCTAAAGAAAGTAAACCTAAAAAGACTTCTAATAAACCAAAATAATAAGTATATATTATAAATTTTAGGAATTAATAGGATGATCTTGATATACTTATATTTGGGAAGGAGAATAAAAGTTGCCTGTATCAGTTTCAGAAGATAAAAAGATTATATACGTTCATTTTGATAAAATATTCAATCAGGATATTTCTCATATGAACAAATTCAGTTTAGTCAAAAGAAGAAATTATATTAATTCTATTGATGATATAGCTGAAGCTTTACAATATATATTTATAAATTCTAACATAGCTTGTTTAAATTATTTAAAAATTAAATATAGAATCATATCAGAATTATCAGAACTTTCTGAGGAGAATTTACTATTAGAAATTTTTGATAACTTACTTAATGATGAAATGATTGAACTAATTGAATATTACATAGACGAAACATATACCATATCACTGGACGAAAATACCAAACAAACTAAAAATGCTAATAAAGAACTTCAATTTACTGATAACCACGCTAAGATAATTCTTAAATCTAGCATGGCTATGAAAATTGTTATACCACTTTTAGTAGAGTATATTAATTATAATGAAGATATAGAAGATGTTGATAAAATATTTTTTGAATGTTTTACTGGCATCTTTTATAAATTTTCAGATGAAAGTGTAAACATTCAAAATAAAATAACAAAATTAATAAATTCTAGAATTATTAGTACTAAATATTCAGATAGGGTAATTTGGGCTTATTTGAAAAATTTAAGTATTGATAGTGATATTCTTACTAGAAATTTATACAAGAAAATAATAGCAAATATTATTCCTAAAATAAAGAATAATACAAATATTGTTAGCTTTTTACATGTTGTTATCAAAAACTCAATTAGATATCAGTTTACTGTAAATTTTCCAATTAGTTACAAACCTTTAAATTTAAATCAAACAGATTCCGAAGGTTTATCTAATTTTGATAAATTAGAAATAATTATGGTTAGATTAGATGAAGGAAATTTACTTTTAAATAAACTAACAGTTAAGAAGGAAATACAAAGATTACAAAATTTATTTGGTTTTAATATTACACAAGAAGAATTTGATTATTATAAGAAAACAATAAAGATAAATGACATTCAAAAAAATCTTCTGTTTTTGTTTTATAGTAAATATCTAAATGATTATAATATAAATTATCATGCTAATTTTAATGAATATATAATACTATGCATTATCTTAAGAAAATGGTTAATCAAACATAATTTTAAGATATTACAAAAATATATTTTAGCTATTCCAGAGAATTATATTGAAAAGAAGGCTATTAATAAGAAACAATTTTTAAATCAATTATTTACATCTAAAAAATACAATCAATTACTTGAAGATAAATTTAAATTCTCTATACAAAATATATTAGACTCAGGTATTATAGTGAAAATTATAGCGGCATTAGCTGCTAACAAATTTTATTATGTCCCTGTATTTGATGAACCAGAATTAGAGGATAATATTGTATTGGACGAAAAAATTGAAGAAATAACTAGCGAAATTCTAATATTTATAGATTCTATTTAGAAGGTGCTATGTTATGAATGAATTTGAAGATAAATTAGTCACTACTATTAGAAAAAAATTACACCCAAGTTATTTAAACTCAAATAAAAGTGAATTAATTATACGGTGTCCTTATTGTATGGATTCACAAAAAAATCCTAAATCAGCTCATTTATATATTAAATTAAAAGAACCTTACCCTTATTACTGTCAATTATGTAACGCATCTGATAGTAATATAAGTAATGAATTTTTTAAAGATATTAAGATATATGATGAAGACTTATATTTATCTCTTTATAAATTTCAAATGAAATTTAAACAAGAGTTAAAATATAAAGCGTCTTCTAATCTTTCTGCTAAAAAATTAATTCTTCCCGAATTATCTGGTACTGAAAATGAACTTATAAAATTAAATTATGTTAATGATAGATTGGGTATTAATTTATCATTAGAGGATTGCAATAAATTCAAAATTATTGTCAATTTTAAAGAATTTTTTCTTCAAAATAAACTTAATATTATAACAGACACAGAAGAAACAATATCCAATTTAAATAAATATTGTGTAGGATTCTTAAGTACAGATTCAAACTATATAATATTTAGAAATATTAGTAGTGAAAAATTAAACTTTAGATATAGAAATTATTCTATATTAGATAATGAAAACGCAGTTAAGTTTTATATATTTAATGATAGTGGTATCAATATTTTAAATCCTTCTGTTAACCTAGTATTAACAGAAGGTATTTTTGATATACTTGGGGTTTATCATCATTTTTATAAACCAATTAATGAAAATACTATATTTGCAGCAGTTAATGGTAAGGGGTATTATCATATAATACTGTATCTAGCACGTTTAGGATTTTTAAATATTAATCTAAAAATTTATTCAGATGCAGACGTACCCTTAAAATTCTATCAAACGTTAAAAAAATACAATGAAATTATAAAATATAGTAAAATTAAAATACATTATAATACTTTAAAAAAAGATTTTGGTGTTACAAAGGATGAAATAAAACTCAAAAGTTCTATAATTTAGGAGGAGAAAGAGTTTGTTAACAAAAGACCAATTTTGCGAAATGACTATAAAGGACTTTAAAACAAAAAATAATCTAAGCGAAATCAATGACGAATGTGTTTTTCAATCATCATCTCTTGGTGTTGCAATGGAA